GTGCTGGTGCCGGAGGAGGCGGAGGTGCCGGTGGAGGTGCCGGTGGAAGTGCTGGCAAGGGAGTAGGATCTCTAGGACAAGCTGCCCAAGCTGTTGGCCAGACGTTGGGAAAACTTTCTTCAAAAGTCATGCCTGTGATTGGAGGATTTGCAGAGCTTGGTAATTTTCTCGGAGAAACTATATCTAAGTTTGCTAATGTAGGAGACAGCGTAGAAAGGGCCGCAGCAACAATTCCTGTATTAGGTGGACTATTTGGAGCAGTAGCTTCTGCAGCAGTAAAGGTCAATGATGCATTTTTAGATGCGTCTAAATCAGGAGCTTCTTTTGGTGGCAGTGTAGGTAATCTAGCAGCTTCTGCTTCTGCTGCAGGTATGACCATGGACAAATTTGCTAATCTTGTGGCTCGAAATGGGCAAGGCATGTTGGGATTTGCAGGAACCACCGAGGAAGGAGCCAAGAGATTTGCACAGGTCTCAAAAAGCCTTAGATCAACATCTGGAGATTTATATGCTCTAGGATATTCAACCGAAGACATCAATAATGGTCTTGCCAAATATGGTGAATTATTAAGAGTCCAAGGTCTGCAAGGAAAACAGTCAAATGGAGAACTGGTCAGTGGTGCTAAAAAATATCTTAAAGAATTAGATGCTATAGCCAAGATCACAGGCGAAGAACGTTCAGCCAAAGAAGCTGAAATGAAACGATTGGCTCAAGATGCTCAGTTTCAAGCAGCTACCGCAGGTCTCAGCAAAGATGCCAGAGACAGTTTTCTAAAAACTGTTACAACAATTCCAGGACCTCTACAAGGATTTGTAAAAGATTTCTTAGCCACAGGAACATTGACCACAGAAGAAACCCAAAGAATTGGTGCTATGATGGGTGGTGATGTTATGAATCAGTTGCAGATGATGAGAAATAAAATGCAGGCTGGACAGGCATTGACTGCGGAAGAAAATGATAGATTAGCGCAAATAATGAAAAGAGCCGCAGAGCAACAGTTGAAAAATGCAGGAACATCTCTTGCAGGCGCTACTGAAATGCACGGTGCCACAGCAGCAGTTGCTTCAGCACTAACACTACAAACAGATGCTCATAAAAATGCTGCTAAGGAACAGAACAAATCTGCTAAAGAAGGTGACGGTTTCAATCAAAAAATGCAACAGATGCAACAAACACTGGCACAGTTTAGTAATATGTTTCAGATGGTGTTAGCTCAGAGTGGTGCTCTAGATCTCATGATGAAGTTGTTTACCGGGTTAGCTAACTTGGTGCAAACTATTGTGGTTCCAGCCTTTAATATTTTTACTACTGTGATATCGGAGTTAGCAAGCTTCTTGACAGGAATCATACTACCAGCCTTTGAATCTATTGGTTCATTTATTAATGATCAATTATATCCCGCATTTTTAGATCTAGCTGCATTTATTATTGTCGATGTATTACCTCCTTTACAAGAATTAGGCAATACTATTATGGAAAATGTTACTCCTATCTTAGAATCGATGGGACAGATCATTTCAGAATATGTAATGCCTGTATGGACAGCAATATCTGATTTTGTAAAAGATAATCTACAACCTATTATGATAGGTCTAGCAGCAGGTATTGGCACAGTAGTGGCTGCATATCTTGTAAAAAATGCGGTATTAATAGCTGCTACAATCGCTCAGACGGCTTTTAATGTAGCAACTTTGGCAGGTGCAGCCGCAATGGCATTGTTAACTAGTCCTATATTTTTAGTTGTGGCAGGGGTTACAGCTTTAGTAGCATTATTTACAGCACTATACAAAAATGGTTGGGAATTTAAAACTGTATTAGAAGCAGTAAAAGATAATATGTATAAGTTTTTTGTGTTAAATCTCAAAGAACTTTGGGTTAAAATTATGTCTAGTCTACCTTCTATGTTAGGCGGATATTCTGAAGAAGAGAAGAAAGCAGCTGAAGAATCTCTAGCATTAGAAAGAAAAGAATTAGAAGATAGAGCAGCAGCACGTGATGCCAGAAGAGCAGTGGTTAAAGAAGAACGTGACAATTCAGAAGATGCTAAAAAACGTGCAGAAGTCGCTAAAAATCTAGACAAAAAAATCATGGATGGCAAAAATAAATTTGCCACCGGTGTAGGTAAAACTGCTGACAAAGTTGAAGAAGCTAACAAAACAATAGACACCAATGCTGGTCCCGAAGCACTGTTAAAACAGTTTGCCACAGCAGAAGGCAGTGCTCTAGTGCCTCCAAAAGAGTCAGCAGCCAAAGCGGATGCTACCAAAAAAGAACTTGAAGCCAAAGGACAAGAAAAACAAGCAGCAGAAGAAAAAGCCAAAAAAGAAGCCGAGGATAAAAAAGCAGCAGAAGAAAAATCCAAGACGAATGAAAATAAAGGCACAGTTCAAGAATCACCAGCTACTCTATTGGCACAGTTAAATACTAATATGGCTCAATTAATCAAGATAAGTCAAGAGCAGAAAGATATTGGAGAACGCCAACTCTCGGTTCAACGCAGCTTGACCAAGGACTTATATGCTGCCGTCTAAGGATAATTTATGAGTTGGAAAAAGTATTTTACCCCGGTAAAAATAGATAATTCAGGAACAATGAGTCCTATCAGTGGACGTGGCCGTCCTGGTCCAGCTAGATCAAATTATTCATCTTACCTTCCAGATATCTATGCAGGCAATCCCAATCGTATCGAACGATACATGCAGTATGATACCATGGACATGGATTCAGAAGTCAATGCTGCCTTAGACATACTGGCAGAGTTCTGCACACAGAAAGACAAAGAAAATCGCACACCATTCCAAACATTCTTCCGTGGTGAGCCCACTGCCACTGAAGTAAAAATACTCAAAGATGCACTGCAGAAATGGTCAAAAGAAAACAGTTTTGAAACTAGGATATTCCGCATCATACGAAATACTTTCAAGTATGGAGACTGTTTCTTCATCCGTGATCCCGAAACACTGAAATGGTTATATGTTGATCCTGCCAAAATCGTAAAAATTATCGTTAATGAAAGCGAAGGCAAGATTCCTGAACAGTATGGCATACGTGATATCAATTTCAATTTTGTTAATCTAGTGGCCACAACACCACATGCCACACAGAACACCAGCCCCAGTGGCACCAGCTCATATACCAGTGGTGGAGGATTTGGTAGAGGATTTGTAGGCACAGCAGCACAGCCTCCAGGTACTAGATTCAGCACCACACAGAATGAAGTCACTGTAGATGCCAAACACGTGGTGCATATATCACTGTCTGAGGGATTAGACAACAACTATCCATTTGGCAACAGCCTGCTAGAATCTGTGTTCAAGGTCTACAAACAGAAGGAACTGTTGGAAGATGCCATCATCATCTATCGTATACAACGTGCTCCAGAGAGACGTATATTCTATGTAGACGTGGGCAATATGCCAGCACACATGGCCATGAGCTTTGTTGAGCGTGTGAAAAATGAAATACAACAGCGTAGAATTCCTTCAGCCACAGGCGGTGGCAACAACGTCATAGATGCCAGTTATAATCCACTCAGCGTAAATGAAGACTATTTTTTCCCACAGACCGCAGAAGGTCGTGGATCTAAAGTGGAAACGCTGCCGGGTGGCACTAACCTAGGTGAAATCACTGATCTTAGATATTTCACCAACAAACTGTTCCGTGCTCTGAGAATACCTGCCAGCTATCTGCCCACAGCTATTGATGAACAGCCCAATACCATATCTGACGGAAAAGTAGGCACTGCTTATATCCAAGAATTAAGATTCAATGAATACTGCAAGAGATTGCAGGCCATCATAGTAGAAACATTTGATCTAGAATTTAAACTGTGGCTGAACAAGCAAGGCATCAATATCGACAACAGTCTGTTTGAACTCAAATTCAATCAACCACAGAATTTCGCTGCATATCGACAATCAGAGCTTGACACGGCACGTGCAGCCACATTCACACAGGTGGTGCAGATACCACATCTCAGCAAACGTTTTGCAATGAAACGTTTCTTGGGACTATCAGAAGACGAGATCAAAGAAAACGAACGTCTATGGCGTGAAGAAAATTCTGCCAACCTCAAATCAGCCCCTGACAGCCAGAGCCAGATGAGATCAGTGGGATTAACACCTGGTGGAATAGCAGCAGAAGCAGGAGCACAGACCGCAGAAGCGCCTGCAGAAATGGCAGCGGCAGCAGAAGTAGGCGCAACACCAGGTCCTGAAAGCCAGACTGCGGGAACACCTCCACAGCCCGCAATCTAATAAATACATTATGCTTCTCAACGAATTCTTCTATTTCAACGAAAAAAACAATGATTTTGCCCAAGATCGTAGATATGATTCTGGCCGAGATATTTCTGTGGTTGAAAAATCAGACAAAAGGAAAATACGTTTAACACTGCGCCAGATCAATCAACTAAGACTACAATCCGAAGCTCATCAGCTAGAGCAACAGTCCGAGATGGACTTTATAAGACAGATGTATGGAACACCAGTTGGCGAAGAAGCAGCACCTGCGCAATAATCCAGCTTTTGTAATAGGAAACGGCACCAGCAGACTGCGCCTCAATCCTGAATCTCTTTTGGATAAAGGAGTGGTATATGGCTGCAATGCTCAGTATCGAGAGTTTGTTCCGCATTATCTGATAGCAGTGGATGTCAAGATGGTTAATGAAATCATCGAATCAGGATATCACAAAAGCCACCAAGTTTGGACTAATCCCAACAAAGGCATAGGTACCAAGAAAGGCATAAATTTTTTCAGTCCTCACAAAGGATGGAGCTCAGGACCCACAGCTCTATGGTTTGCAGCCAGCCAAGAACACACAGTGATTTATATTTTTGGATTTGATTATCAAGGACTAGATGGCAAATTCAACAACATCTATGCTGACACCTACAACTACAAAAAATCTTCAGACGCTGCCACATATTTTGGCAACTGGTTAAGCCAGACTGAAAAAACCATCAAAGAATATAGGCACACACAGTTTTTTAGGGTGATTGAACCGGGTGCCTTTATACCAGATAGGCTAGGTCCTAGCCTAACAAATCTCACACACATCACCTACGATGAGTTTGAAAAGATCTTTCCAGAGACTATATATCACAGTCAGATTGATCAAAAAACTACCATTTAACGTCAAAATTTAATCAAATCATTAAATAACTTACAGCCTTGACAATATAAAGGAGAATATAACATGGCAGACAGCAAGCTAATACAGCAGATGCTTGAGCACCTCGTCAACGACGAGCAGGCCAAAGCAGAAGAATTATTCCACGAGTATGTGGTCCAACAATCTCGTGAGATCTATGAATCTTTGATCGACAGTGAAATCGCTGAAGAAACAGACGAAGACGAAGAAATGGAAGAAGCATCAGAAGAAACAGATGAAGATGCTGTGGAAGAAAATTTCGAAGATATTGCTATTGAAGCAGACGACGAAATGGATCTAGACAGTGAAGATCCAACAGATGATCTAGCAGGCGATATGGGCCCAGAAGAAGGCGAAGCCGAAGAACAGAGCGAAGAAGAACTGTTCCAAGATCTAGAATCTATCGTAGATGAACTACAGGCCAAATTTGATCAACTCAAGGGCATGGAGCAAGGTGAGCATGAAATGGATGGAGATACCGGCGCAGAAGAAATGGAAGGTATTAACGATCTAGAAACAGTGCGTGAATATGTAGAGCGTGTAGCAGACGGCCACGGTGCTGAGAAGAAAAGCACACCATCTGGCAAAATGGCTGGAGCAGGCTCAGGCGAAATGGGTGGTCAACGTGGTGAGCAAAATACCAGCAGCCTAAAGTTCCAAAAGAATGATATGGGCGGAACAACTGCTAACATCCTAAGCGGACGCGATGGCGCAGATGCTGGTTCAGCTGGCGCAGGCAGCACCATCAAAGGTTCTGCACTCAGCAACACTAAACCACAAGAAATGAATACCGGTAATATTAATGTTCCAGGCGGCAAAGCAGGAAATGCTTTCAGCAAGAAAGAGCCAGGACACGGTGCTGAGAAGAAAGGTTCAGCAACAGGTAAAATGGCCGGTGCAGGAACAGGTGAAATGGGAGGCCAAAAAGGCGAACAGAGCACCTCAAGTCTTTTCCGTGGTCGTAGATAATAGGACATGGCCGTGAAACATACCCTATCAGAACATTTGAGTTTTGACCAGGCTAAGATTGTCTTGGAGCGAGACGAAGGCAGCGACGGCAAAAAGTCGCTGTATCTAAACGGCATTTGCATACAAGGAGACATCCGCAATGCAAATCAGCGTGTTTATTCTTCTCAAGAAATTGGCAGGGCTGTCAAGACGCTCAATGAACAGATCGCTGGCGGATACTCAGTGCTAGGGGAAGTAGATCACCCACAGGATTTACGCATCAATCTTGATCGTGTTTCACACATGATCACCAAGATGTGGATGGATGGTCCTAACGGCTACGGAAAACTTAAAATACTTCCAACTCCAATGGGTCAGTTAGTTCAGACCATGTTGGAGTCGGGAGTTAAACTTGGCGTTAGCTCCAGAGGATCTGGAGAGGTAAACGGACAAGGACAGGTAGAAGGTTTTGAAATTATAACGGTAGACGTGGTTGCGCAACCCAGCGCACCAGGCGCTTATCCAACACCAGTTTATGAACACTTGATGAACAACACAGGTGGCTATCAGGCATATAAAATTGCACAAGAAGTCAAAGGCGACCCACAGGCACAAAAATACTTAGCAGAGAGTCTTAAGAGAATAATCTCTGGACTAAACTAACAGTAGGAGAATCACATGCTAGACATCGTA